TTAGATGGAGTTGTCGTACCGTTCGATGAAACGCAACACGCAGTACGGGGGCCGGTGGTCCGCGACGTTGGTGCTGAGGTATATGGATTGCCATGTGCCTTCGTCGATCTGGGTGTAGCCGCATGGGGGCGTCGGATACGCATTCCGCTGCAGAACATGGCAGTGTTCCGTTGAGCCGCCGTGGTCGCCGACGGTGTCACCGTCGCCTTTGCCGACGGGGAATCGGCCGCGCATGTCGATGGAGCCCAGCCAGGTGTCGCAGTCCCGCCAGCCGGGCGGCGGGTCGGCGCTGTTGACCGTCCACATGCGAACCGTGCCGATGACGGCGTCGAGGTAGCCCGTGACGGCGACGTATGTACCGTCCGCCGCGGTGGTGTAGCCGATGACCTGGTCGTGCTCGACGTTCGGATCGCTTCCGCCGACCCGTGGCAGGTAGACACAGATACTGCTGCCGGTCTGGGGGTTGGCGCCCTCGGCATCGGCGCAGCGGTAGCAGTTCACGAAGGAGCCGTTGCCGGAATGGTTATGCCAGTTGCCGTGCGCTTTGGCCCAAGCCACGCCGCCGGCCGCGCCGCCGCCGATGCGAACCAGCGCCCACTTGGGGCCGGTGCCGCTCTCCTTCCAGAGGATCGTCGCCGAGCCGGTTGGGGAGACCCGCAGCCGGTCGGTGACGCCGTCGGCGATCTCGGCGTGGAGATAGTCTTCTGCTTCGGCGTCCTCGACGTTGACCTTCACGGGGCACACGCCGAACACGTAGGCCAGGCCCATCGCCCCATCCGCCAGGGGTTCGACCAGGACGACAAATCGGCCTTCATGGGTTCCGGCGACCGGCACGACACAGGACAGCGATGTGCGGTTGATGAACTCGCTTTCATTGTCAGCCGGGGCGATCACCGGGCCGTCGATCCCCAGGATACTCCCCCGAGCAAGCGCGCCGCCGCTTTCGTTGCGGACCAGGACGATATCAGCTTGGCGGTGGGACGAACCCGTCGCACCGCCGATGCTCTGTGTGCGCCGCCGGTAATCTACGGCGGCGTCGATGAAGGCGTTGTACGTTTGCGCCGGGATGTGGAATCGATCACCGGCGCGGACTTTCTTCAAAGCATCGCCCATCGGTCAGATCCCCAGCTCGGCGAAATCGGCCGTGTTGTAAACCACGTTGACCGTCGCGGCCACGGGGCGCTTCACGAGTCGGTTGGCGGAAGTGTCCTCCACGTCGGCGTACTGGACCCACAGATACTCCCACCCCGCCTTGGCCGGGACGGTGATGTCCCCGACGGCGATGTTGGTCATGTTGGGGCTGGCGGCGAAGCGAAAGGAGATCTCCCAGTCGTCGGCGCCCCGTTTGGAACCGGAGGCCCCGAGGAAGAGGACCTCGCCGGCGGCGAAGCCGCGGAAGGATGCGTTGTTCACCTTGCCGGTGAGGTTGAACAGCGTGGCCTTGTACGCGCCATCCACATCTTCATCGTCGATGATATGCGTTTCGGAGAAGTTGTAGACCGGCACGGTGATGTCGACGCCGTCGACGCTGTCGCTGGTGACACCGATCGCCCCCTTGAAGTCGGGGGCCGTGCCGGTGGCGACATAGGTTCCGACCGTGCCGAGCGCCTGGGTGACATGCTGCGTCCCGCCGCCGGTGTCGAAGCTGAAGCTCGACTCGCCGACCTCCTGGGTCTCGCGGACGATCTTCGCGTATCTCGCCGTGCAGTCCCAGATCCCGACCCCGGTCGCCTCGTCGATGTGGATCGGCTCAAGCGTGCATTCCATCCGTTTGAGGTAGTTCCACGTCTGCTTGACGGACGCCTCAAGGAAGTCCTTGGCCGCGGCATCGTCGGTCGTCCCCTCAAGGATGAAGGTCCGCCTACAGGTCGGGTTGTCACCGGCCGTCCACTCGCGGCTGTCAGGCTTCTCGGTGAGCGTGATGGCCATCAGAACGTCTCCCCCGTCCCATCCCTCAAAGGCCGGGTGTTCCGCTCGATCCGTTCGGTGAGCCGCAGTGTATCTTCGGCCGCTTCAGTGAGACGATCGGAGGCGCCCCCGCCTTGGAGGCCGACGACCGACGCGACGTTGAACGTTCCCCTCGCCCCGATCTTCGCGGCCTGAGAGGCCAGCATCGCGCCCGGGGGTTCGATTCCGCCCGGGGCGCCCGGCAGGGCAGGGCCGCCGTCGGCGGCGTTCACACGGGCAGTCCTCGCGTCGTTGACAGCGGCCTGCCATTCGGCGCGGGCCGCGGCAAGATCGGATTCGTTTTCAGCCATACGCGAGGAATACTCGTCGTCGAGGGCTTGGTGACGGTCGAGGTTCTGTTGGCCGATGACCGCCATCGTCGCCTCATGCATCTCGGCGGCCTGTTCGCGATCACGCGCCCGCTTGGCCTCCCGCGCCGCGATCTTGCGTTCCTGCTCATCCTCGATCCGTTGGATCGCGGCGTCCTTGCGTCGGTCGATCTCGGCATACGCGGCTGCCCGGGACTCGGCCGTGGAGTCGTCGAACAGCCCCTTGATCCACGTCCACGCCTTGGAAGCCCATGCCTTCATGCGTTCCCAGGTCCGGGCGAAGAACCCGGTGAACTTCGACCACGTCTTGGAGAGGAAGGCCGTCGTCTCGATCCAGCCGACCTCCAGGCCATGCCAGATGGTCTCGACGATGGCCAGCAGACCGCTCCAGGCGTCGTAGCCGATCTTGATGAAGAAGTTGCGGAAGTTGAGCCAGGCCTTCTCCAGGAAGTTGACGCCGCGGGTCCACTCCATCTTGAGCGTCAGCCAGAGCACCTTCATCGCCAGGGCCATGTCGCCGGCGGCCAGGGCATCGGAGATGCCCGCGAACGAGGCGAGCGCATCTGCCTTGAGCACACCGAACCGGTCACCAAGCCAATCGAGCGCTTCGCCTGCAACGCCCGATGTGTAGACCAGGTACCCGCCCAATGCGGCCACCGCGGCGATGACCATTCCGATCGGTGAGACAAGGAAGGCAATCGCGGCCCCAAGCATCTGGATCGCGGCGGCGACGGTCGTGATTGTGGTGATGAGCAGCCCCAGGATCGACCCGAGTCCCGACAGGACCGTCCCGAAGACCATCAGGACGATCCCGCCGGCGAGGATGGCCGCGCCGACCTGGAGCACGGTGACGATCAGGTCGCGGTTCTGTGTGATCCACCGGGAGATGGTCGCCGCGACGGATGTGATCGTCTCGGCAACCCGCTGTAGCACCGGAGCCAGGGCCGCCCCGACGTGGAAGACGCCCATCTTGACGACCTTCCACAGCTTGTCGAGGACATCGGTGAATTCCTCGGCGGCCGCGGCATCTTCGGCGCTCATGGTCAGGCCCAGCCTCCGGGCCTCGGCCTGCAGCCGCTCGATCCCCGCGGCGCCCTCGGCGAACATCGGCAGCAGGTTCGTGCCCGTCCGTCCGAACAGGCTCATGGCGATCGCCGCCCGTCGGGTCGGATCCTCGACCTCGCTGATGTGCTGGGCGAGCTTCTTGAACTGGTCTTCGGGGCTCAGGCCGTCGAGGTCGGCGAAGGTGAGCCCGAGATCCGCAAGGGCGTCGGTCTGCGTCGACAGGCCGCGGCCGGCGTCGTAAATGCTCCGCTGCATCTTGCGGAAAGCGTTCTCGAGCGTGCCGAACTCGGTGCCCGTCTGGCTGGCGACGAATCGCAGCTCAGACAGCGACTCGACCGAGACGCCCGTGCGCTTGGACATCTTGGCGACCTCGTCGCCGAAGCTGGAGAATACCTTGGCTGCTCCCGCCAAGGGTGCGAGAATCGCGGTTCCCGCGCCAGCCATCCTCATGCCCATGTTGCGAACGTTCGCGCCGAACGCCTTGAGTCGCTTCTCCGCCCGCCGCAAGCCGCGCACGAGTTTGCTGTCGTCGGCGAAGAGCTCGACGAAGGCGCGACCGGCTCGGATTCCTTGAGAGGAAGCCACGAATCAACCCTTGCTGCTCTCCGTGGCCGCGGTCTCCGCGTCAATCACCCGATCCTTTCGCCGATTGTCCGCAAGCAACCCGCCGGCTGCGCCCAGCGTCAGCAATTGCACTAACGCCCCGATACCCGCGGCGGGACTGACGGTCCCTTCAGCCGCGGCCATGCCGAGCGAACCGACGGTCTCGATGATGGTCGCCCGGAACTCGGCCTTACGCTGAAGCTCCGATTCTGCCGCGTCGACGGCGGTGTTGTGGGCCTCGATGTCCGCGTTCAATGCGGCGGCGCCCGCTTCCAGGTCGGCCCGGCGTGTCGCGAAGCCGGCGTCAGCCACCGCGACCTCGCGAGACAACTCGTCCGCAGTCACCTGTTCGCCGGGCGTAAGCGTGCTGGCCGTGGTGACCTGGCAGCCCGTGAGCGCCGCTGCCACCATCGCGGCCAGGAGGATGCCGATGACGGCGTAGCGGTTGCGGTCGATGATCTTCAGCGTCGAATGCAGTCCATCATTCATAGCGTTGTGTCCTTTCGGCCCTCCAGGGCCTGCCTGAGCATTGCCAGATCCTCGGGCGTGGCGGGTCGTCGTCGCCGACGCGAGGCATACGGGTTGAAGTCGTCCGGCCGCGGCTTGCGTTTCTTCGGGTCACGATTGACCATGGCAACGATCCACATCATCGCGGATGTATGCGCCCATCGTTCGCGGCCGTGGCCTTCAGCCATCATCAGCAACTGACGGAGCGTCAGGTCGCGCGGGGCGACGCCGAGGCTGCCGGCGATTCGCCAGACATCGTTCCATGATTCGACTCGCTCAGCGCGCTGCGGATCGTCTCGCTCACGTCGAAGCCGTCGATCCGCGTCTCGTTCGCCTTGACTGCCGCGGCGATCAGCGCCACTTGCTTGGTGATCGCCTTCGCCCGGTCGCTTCGGCCGCGGCTCCGGAAAAAATCCGCCAGTTCGTCGTAAAACGCCTGCTGTGCCGCCAGAAGCGTCGCTCCATCGAATCCGTACTTCACATCCTTCTCGGTGACTCCATGGAGTTCGAACTGGTCGGCGAGGAAGACGCACAGCACCTGGCCCAGCAGGAGTTCGTCGGTTCCCAGCCGCGTCAGCAGCGGAGGATCACCCGCCTCCGGCTGGAGCAAGTCGATGTCCAGCTCATCCTTGATCCGCATGGCCATCCCGAGGCTGAGCGTGATGCGCCACTCGCGGCCCTTGGCGTCAGTGAACTTCGTCATGGCGTCTGGGTGTCCTTTCGTGGTTAGACGTTCTGCAGGAGCCCGAGGTTGAACGCGACGGCGCCTGCGGTATCGCGGTTGCCGATGGCGATTCGTGCGACGGCGTTGCCGGTGATCGGCGTCGACGTGCCCGCCTCGCTCTGCCAGATCCATGCAGACCCGGCGTAGAGTTCCGTCTTGAGCAGGACGGCGTCGCCACTGTCGTAGAAGACCAGCGTCGTGTCGCGGCTCGCGGTTGCGCCGATGGCCACCAGATCATCACCGTCGAACGAGGCGGCCATGTCGGTCTGGACAGCGACGTTGACCGTCGAATCCTGCGCCGGCAGGTCGTCGCCGTCCCCGCCGTCGATGGTCACGTTGTCGCCGGCGACGGTCGCATCCATGTCCGTCCGGCTCTTGCGGACGCCGGAGTCGGTCCACGACACGACCACCTTGTCGCCCGTCTCGATCCCGTGGCCGGTCGAACAGCCGACGACGCCGGTGTCGGCGTCGGTTCGGGTGTCGAGCGTGCCTTCCTGGGCCGCGACCGGGTCGGTCGTCGGCGAATAGCTCTCCTGCGCGTTGCCCGTGAGCGTGTTGGACGCGCTCATCTGCGTCCCGCCGATCTGGACCTGTGATGCAATGATTGCCTTGGGCATATCAGTGACGCTCCTTTCTCGTGCGTGGGGCTACTCGATCCACTGGGTGAACTTGCTGAGCTTGGCCGTCACGCTGACGGTCATGCCTTCCTCCAGCGGCTCGCTCCGCGTGAAGTTGGTGATCGCGAAGTTGCCCAGCGGACCCTCCCCGGCGCTGCTCTGCTCGCCGGACAGGACCGCCATCGCCAGCGTCGTCCCGTTGAGGAACGCGTTCTTGATCGCGACGAAGGAGGCGTCGGCGGGTTTCCAGAGCATCTC